TCATACAACTGCTGGAAATTTTTCTATCCATAATGAAAATTCCACTGGTACAGTAATGTTTAGATGTAAGACCCCTGCTATAGCCGAAGGGATTACAATAAATTTTCCGCAACCGATTTTATGTAAAGGTGGAGTTTACACAGCCTTCACTACGGAACACGTTGTAGCAGCGACAGTTTTTCATAGTGGTGGAAGTAGCAACTAGGAGGACTAGGTGGCTTTTTCTGGCACAACTACATTCGAGAAGACATTCTCGATAGATGAAATTATTACTGAGTCTTTTGAAAGATTAGGATTTTTTGATTATTCTGGAAATGATTTAAGATCAGCTAGAAGATCATTAAATATTTTATTTCAAGAGTGGGACAATAGAGGTGTACACTTTTGGGAAATAGCCGAACACGCATTTACATTAGCAACAGATCAAAATAATTATGTTATCTATCGTTCACCAACCGATGGAGACTCTAATGGAGTCACAACTACACTAACAGCTGGAATTAATGCAACGGCTTTAACTATACCAGTTGCTTCTGTAGCCCAGATGCCTTCTTCTGGAAAAATTAGAATTAATTCTGAAGTTATAAGATATTCTTCTATTTCAAGTTTAAATTTAATTGTTTCTTCAACTGCTGATAGAGGAATAGATAGTACAACAGCAGCTAGTCATTCTTCCGCAGACGCAGTTACAAATATTGCAGATATGTGTTCAGATATTCTTGAGTCCAGTTATAGAACAACTTCGAATGTAGATACCCCTTTATCAAAAGTAAATAGGTCACAGTATTCCGCTTTTTCAAATAAAACAGCAACAGGGCAACCCTCTCAATATTGGGTTCAAAGATTTATAGATAAAGTTACAGTTACTTTATATTTAACTCCAGGTGTTAGTCAGAATGGTAACTTTATGTATTTCTATTATGTAAAAAGAATTCAAGATGCAGGAGCCTATACTAATGAAGCAGATATAGTTAATAGATTTGTCCCTGCAATGTGTGCGGGCTTAGCTTTTTATATGTCAATGAAAAAAGCTCCACAAAGAACACAAGAAATGAAATTAATTTATGAGGATGAACTTAATAGAGCACTTCAGGAAGATGGGTCGCCAGCGAGTGTTTATATTTCTCCTAAAACTTATTACCCGAGTATTTAATTATGGCAAAATTTGCAAAAGGAAAATACGCATTAGCACTTTCAGACAGAAGTGGATTAGCATATCCATGGAGACAGATGGTTACAGAATGGAATGGAGCATTTGTTCATTATTCAGAATATGAACCTAAGCAACCACAGTTGACACCAAAACCATTTGTATCTGATCCCCAAGGTTTACAAAATGCACGACCAGCAAGAACTGAATTCGGTACTCAAGATATTTTACCAAAGAATCCATTTACTACTGCGGCAGCTTCTAAGCAAGTAACAGTTTCAGAGCCTTCTAGTGAAAGAGTTAATGATGATATTGTAAGATTCACTGCAGTTAAATCTGCAGTAGGTGGAGTAAGTGTTGCTAGATTAGAATTATCTACTACTTTAAGTGCAGATATTACGGCTGATCAAACTACAATCCCAGTTACTGATGCAAAACAATTTCCAAATTCTGGATGGATTGTAATTGAAAAAGTACAAACTACTGGTGCGGCAGGAGATTCTCATTATAAAAATGAAGTTATTAGATACACTGGAAATACTACTACCTCTTTAACAGGATTAGTACGAGGAACAAATGCTCAATTTAGAGGAACGGTTCCTAGAAATACTCAAGCGGTTACTCATCTTTCAGGAGCAAATGTTTATGGTGGTTATTCTATAACCATGGTACAAACAACTGGTATACCACAAGCAGGAATGCCAACAACTGTAACTAGAGAAAATAGTTATACTTTTCCATTATTGGAAAATGCGGCAGCGAGTGCAATAGGAGGAGGATTTCAAGTCTTAGCAGGGCCTTTGAATTTCCAACAAGGATAATATGACATACGATGAATTAGTAACAAAAATTAGAAATTATACAGAAGTCGATTCAAACGTTTTGACTGCGACTATTATTGATGGATTTATTGAAGATTCAGAATTTAGAATTTTACGAGATGTAGATGCAGATAGTAATAGAAGATATGCAACGGCGGCTTTAGTAGTCAGTACTAGGTTTATACAGGCTCCAGACAATGCTTTGGTTATTAGATCAGCTCAGATTGTAGACTCAGATGGTACCGCTTCGGCTGATAATAGAGATTTTTTACAGTATAGAGATACAAGTTTTATGGCGGAATTTAATCCGACCGGTGCTACAGGGGTTCCTAAATACTATAGCTGGTGGAATAAGAACGAGCTGGTTTTTGCTCCTACTCCCGATGCTACCTATACAATTCAGTTAAATTATGTCTTGAAAGACGCTGGATTATCTAGTACTAATACGACAACATATATCAGTTTGAATTTTCCCAATGGACTTTTATATGCATGCCTAGTGGAGGCTTATGGTTTTTTAAAGGGTCCACAAGATCTCTTGCAATTATACGAACAAAAGTATAAACAAGTACTTGAAGGATTCTCAATTGAACAAATGGGAAGACGAAGACGCGATGAATACCAAAGTGGTGTTCCTCGTATAGGAAAATAAGTTAAGGAGATAAAACTATGGCAATAACACAGGCAATTTGTAATCCGTTTAAGAAGCAGTTACTAGAAGCTGATATGAATTTTAAATCATCTGGTGGCGACAAATTTTACATAGCTCTATATTCCTCTACAGCAACTCTAAACTCAGCAACTACTGCTTATACAGCTTCAAGTGAAGTACCTAACACAGGCACTTATGCTGCTGGTGGTGGTCTACTAGTTAATAGTGGAACATCTATTACGGCTGGTGTAGCAAGAGTAGATTTTGGAGACAGATCATTTACTGGTGTGACTTTAACTGCTAGAGGAGCTTTAATCTATAACAACTCATCTGATACTACTAAAGCGTCAGTTTGTGCTTTAGATTTTGGAGCCGATAAAACAGCTACTTCTGGTACGTTTACAATTCAGTTTCCAGCACCAACATCAACTGCCGCTATTTTAAGAATCTCGGGTTAGTCGGGGAGGTAACTTCCTATGGCAACCACTTGGGGTCAATTTACGTGGGGCAGCAATTCTTGGAACACAGAAGTTAATATAATTATTCCTAGCGGAATAGCATTAACAGCTAACTTAGGTACCCCCGCATCTTTTTCTACAACAGGATGGGGAAGATACGCCTGGGGTGATCTATCTTGGGGCGTTCATTATTCTAACATTACAGAAATACCAACTGGTATAGCCATGACGGCTGTACTTAGTGAAGAAACTATTACAACTGAAATTAACACCGGCTGGGGTAGGTCCAGTTGGGGAGCGATGGCCTGGGGTATTGCAGGTGATGTACAAACAGGTTCATTCAATTTACCAACAGTATTAAATAGCGTTACCATAACTAATGAAGTTAACATTGGTTGGGGCTCCGATCCATGGGGAGTAGAAGGTTGGGGTTCATCTATTCAGGTTGTACAACCATCTGGTATTGCATTAACTATGGCCGAAGGTGGAGCAGGTATTTCTACTTACGGAGATAGTTCTTTAACTCTTTCATCTGCAGGGACGGCGACAGTAACAACTGGCGCTGCTATTGCTTACTCATTAGTTGTCACATCACCTACTGGTATTGCGATGACCATGAACCTAAGTTTTGATCCTGAGTATGTAAGCCCAACTGGTATTGCGATGACCACTTCTTTAGGAAGTGTAGACGTAGAAAATATTACTATAGCTGAAGTGTCAGCCACATCCGCTGTTACATGGGGTAATTCTAATTGGGGTTATGGTGTTTATGGTAACCAACAAGTTAATACTCTTGTTATGGCTATGCAGGAAAACTTTAGCGGAGTTGATCCTAGCCCTGATGCAATGTTGGTTGGTCAATCAATGGCTGCTAATTTAACACCAGGTAGTTCTTATGATATTACCGGTGATGCAAATGTAACTATTGAAACAGCTATGGGCTTTGGCAATGGTTACTGGGGTGAATCTAGATGGGGTAATGGTATTTATTTTGCAGATCCTAACTTTACATTTAGTTTAGCTATGGGTCTTGGCTCCGTTGTAGGAACGCCAAATACAGTCCCTGATATCACTGGTTTTGCTTTAGTAATGCAAGAAGGTGATGAAGATACTACTGGAAATGCTAAGGTAAATTTAACTGGAAATGCCTTGACATTGGCACTTTCTAGCGCTACAAATGTATTGATTTGGAACGAAGTCGACACCGGCACAGCACCGGTAGATCCGCCAGGTTGGCAGGAAGTTGACACCAGCGCTGCTTAAATAAGTGTTTGACACTTATTGATAAATTAAATAATATATGATTATTGGAGCATAAAAATTATGGCGAATTCAACATCAGCTAGTTTAAAACTAACTGTCCAAGCGACTGGGGAAAACTCAGGAACATGGGGACAAATAACTAACACAAACTTATTAATCTTAGAACAAGCTATCGGTGGATATCAATCGATTGCAGTTACATCTGGTGCAACTTTAACGTTCACTAATGGTGCAGTTTCTAATGGTAAAAATCAAATTTTAAAATTAACAGGAACTATTGTAGGGGCGATTAACGTAGTTGTTCCAGATTCTGTTGAAAAAACTTACATTATTCAAAACTCTACAACTGGTGCACATGCTGTAACAGTTAAAACTACTTCAGGGACTGGAGTTGCCTGGGCAGCTACAGATAAAGGTATTAAAGAAGTATATTCTGATGGTACTAACATTGTAGATACAGCATTCACAAAATTATCAAGTGACTATACTCCGCAACTTTCAGCAGATTTAGATTGTAATGCACAAGATATTATAATTGATAGTGGAAATTCTATTCAAGATGATTCCAATAACGAATACATTAAATTTGTTAAAACAGGATCAGCAGTTAATGAAATAACTATAACTAATCAGATATCAGATAGTGAACCATCGATTTCTGCAACTGGTGACGATACAGATATTTCTCTAGACTTAATTCCAAAAGGAACAGGTCAAGTTACATCCAATGGTGTAGCTATGGGTGTTTCTGGTAAAGAAACTATATGGGTACCGGCAACTACTATGTATCCTACGACTACAGCGGGTGCGAATGCAATAGCTTTAACTGAGTTAACTGCAGGAACTCCAGAAATTAACACAATCGATTTTGATGCTGCAACAGAAGAAAACGCTCAATTTACAGTAGCTCTTCCAAAATCTTGGAATCTAGGTACTGTTACCTACCAGGTTTTCTGGACAGGTAATTCTACTAACACAGGTGACTGTATTTGGGGATTAAAAGGAGTAGCTATTGCTAATGGAGCAGATATTGATACAGCTTTCGGAACAGCAATTACTGTGACGGATGCTCACACAGGTACAGCAGATTTTTTAGACGTCTCATCTGAAAGTACAGCAATGACAATCGCTGGCTCTCCAGCTGCAGGCGAACAATGCTTTTTCAATTTTTACAGAGATGCAGATGCAGGTGGAGATACTTTTACGGCAGACGCCAGACTAGTAGGAATCAAACTACACTTCACTACAAATGCACCTAACGACGCATAATAAATAGAGGAGGAAACATGTTTGGATATCAAGTATTAGGATTCGGTTCTGGAGGCGGAGGACCGGCAGCAGCAACTGGCGGTAATATCACTGAAGACGGAACTTATCGCATTCACACTTTTTTAGCAGGCGGACAATTCGCATTTACAGGAGGTTCTGTAGCAACATTACCCGTAGAATTTATGACTGTCTCTGGAGGAGGCGGTGGTGCTGACGGCGGCGGAGACGGCGGCGGCGGTGGCGCAGGAGGATATCAAGAAGGATCAAGTTCAGGATTAGGAGTAGGAACAAATTACGCAGTGACAGTTGGAACTGGTGGCTCAGGTCCGGGTGGCATAAATGGTGGACAATCAATTTGGGCTGCTCCAGGATCAGCACCTACAGGTGGCACAGTTACAGCTATCGGTGGTGGCGGAGGTTCAGGGGGACCAGGAATGGGACCAGGACCACAAGGAAAAGCTGGAGGCTCTTCAGGCGGAGGCGCAAGAGGAGGCGGATCAGCAGCAGCACAAAATGCAAATTCCGGAGCCGGAATCGGTTATGGAAACACTGGAGCTGGCGGCAGCATGGCAAGAGCTGGCGGTGGCGGCGGAGCTGGCGGTGGCGCCGGAACTCCTGGCCCCGGTGGTATAGGAAGACAAAACGATATAATAAACGGTTCACAAGTTTATTACGCTGGAGGCGGTGGTGGTGGAAACCAAACCGGTGGTGGCGGAGCTGGTGGCCAAGGCGGTGGAATGCCAGGCTCTACTGGATTCGGTGGAGGAATTTCTCCTGCACCAGCCAATACAGGTGGCGGCGGCGCTGGATCAGCAGACTCTCCTAGTGGAAGTAATGGCGGTAGTGGAATAGTAATCGTTAGATTTGATTCGGAGGGATAATGGCAACAACACCCATAGCAGTTTTAGATGGTAGTGATAACATTATAAACGTCATAGGATTAAAATCATCTGATGTAGACGATGGTGGCACTCCAAGTGACGCTAAATGTTCTGCACGTATATTAGAAATCTACGGACCTTCAACTGATACAAATTTATATATAATGTACAAAGACTCTAGAGTTAATGAACCTGGAGTTGGTGGAACTTATGATCGTGCAAACGATAAACTTATTAAACCAAAAGAACCACCTTTTGCGTGGCCTAGTTACACGTTAAATACTACTACATGGCAGTGGGACGCACCTACTCCTTATCCAACTGATGGTCAGGAATACGGTTGGGATGAAGATACTTTATCTTGGGTTCTTACCGACCCACAGTGGTAATTTGATCACATCAGATTGACTTTTTAATCCCCTATGTTATAAATCCTGAAAAGGATTTATGTTTCGTTCGAAAGTAACTAGAATTAATTACACCCTGAATACGGCCATTACGGAGACCAACATGGCTCATGAAGAAGAACTGCTTAAAGTTTTAGAGAAAAAGATTATTGCAGGTATTGATAAACAGCCTGACAAAAATAATAATTATTTAACTAATGTTCAAGGGAAGATGACAGCCTTTAACTTCTTTAATAGTGATCCTGATTTTAAACTATTCTTAGAGAGTATGTTTTTTAGATGGTCTCAAGACAGTTTGTTTTATGAGGACATGAATAAAAAAACTAGGATGTATAAATGTAACATAGTTAATTCGTGGGGAAGTATTCTAACCAAGAAAGACTTTGTAAGAAGACATGACCACTTAGGTACAGATTTTGCCAGTGTTTTATATTTTGGGGACTCTATAATAAATATAGATTCTACTGATAAGAGCGCTAATTATAAGAGGCAGTTAAGTGCCCAAAGAGGCATGATTATTACCTTTCCTTCTTATGTTCAACATTGGGTTGATCCCGTAAATACCTCAGCAAAAAGAGTTACATTAGCGTGGAACTGGTCCTTCGATAAACCATGGGGAGATAGCTATTAATGTATTTTCCACTTACCATTGTAGATAATTTTTTTGATGATTTTGACTATGTATTAAAACTAGCTACAAGTCTTCCTTATGACCAAAAAGAAAGACATTATGTTCATAATAATACATGGCATAAAAATTATACAATGCCTGGGTCAGTTACAAAACCCCTACATGAAATTCAACCAGATTACTTTAGGTATTCTACAGAAAAAATTTTATCTCTATTCTACAACCGCTTTCAAATACACGACACACCTTATAATTGTTTAACTAAATTTGAAAAGATCGTTCCCTTTGGAAATGAATATGATAAGCATGGCTTTGTCCATTCAGATGATGACAATATGTTAAGTTGTCTATTTTATATTCAAGGAGATCAAGATGAAGGAACAAGCTTTTTTAAATTTAAAAAATCACCCACTCCAGACACCTTTCACCATATGGATATAAAAGAAAAACTATATGGTGGAGAAAAAGTTGATCCTAAGTTGTATAATAAAATGTTAGCCGAACATAATTCTTCTTATGATTTAATTTTAGAAGTACCTTTTATTCCAAACAGAGCTGTTGTATTTGACTCATCTCACTTTCATGCGTCCAATGGATATGGTTCAATAAAGAAAAATAGAATAATACAAACTTTTTTCTTTTCCGAAATTAAAGCGGGTTCATTTCCTATCCCTGAAAAAAATAGGGTCAGTAACTTAGGGAGTTGGAAGGCATCATACTAATGAGAACAGACGATGATACAGATATAATAACTATTGTAGGAACTGAAATAGATGGGTTAATGACTGCTTTATTATTGAAGCACAATTTTCCTACTAAGCTGATTAAAGTGATACATGGGTTTACGGATTGGGAATGTCGTACTCCATCTCAAAGTTCCGGTTACATGTTTAAAGAACAATTTTTAAATAGACTTAATCTCAATGAGCATGACTTCATGATCAAGACAGATGCTACTTATACTGCTGGCTCATATTACAGTGGGTTCGGTAAAACAGATTTTCCAAATCACTTAGGTTCTTATCCTTTATTCTATTCCCATAATGAATACCATTGTTTCCAGGGATATATCTTAGGTTGGAAACAACTTAAAAATAAATGGTTAGCTCCTACTCATTTTTATGATGGAGATATTCCATTGATACAAGATAATTTCCCCATGTCTTATACATTTGATACAGCTAAGTTTAGAGACTATCTGTTGGAACTTTGTGAACTGAATGGAGTATACATTGATAAAGCTATATACACACGGGTAGAATTAGATAATCATCAGCAAATTAAAAGACTACATGGCACAGATGGAAATTATTATACGTCTGACTGGTGGATTGATAATACTGGTCCACGTAGGCTTCTATCTTCTTTTATAGATTTTAAATGGAAGAGTTGGGAAGCACATACTCCAGCTTCAAGTCATATTTATTTTGAAACCCCTGCAATGGAAGAATATAATTTATTTACTTTTTATAAGGCGTTAGATATTGGTTACCTGTGGCGTGCTCCTTTGTATGGTAGAACGGCAAACGGTATTACTCATAATTATGAATTACAATCTAAGAATGGACCTGATATCCATAAGGTATTAGAGAAAATATATAAACATCCAATTGAATACAAAGTTAAGTCCAATAAATATCCTGTAGGTTGTTTTGATAAGATGTGGAATGGTAATATAATACTGATAGGTCAAAGTAGTTCTTTGCTAGAACCCCTAGAAGGTTTAAATGTAATGCTTAGTTTATTACAAACTAATTGTCTTATTAATGCATTGCCCAGCAAAGATAAGAAATCTGTTAATGAAGACTACAATGATTTAATGGACAATATTTTATCTTATGTTCAAATGCATTATCTTACTCAACGAACAGAACCTTTCTGGAAAAAAGAAATAAAACAAACAGATTTTTTAAAAGAAATGCTACCTCGTTGGCAAGTTAGATTACCTAGAGACAGGGATTTTACTCATCGGTTAAAGATGTTTGGACCTCTTTCTTTCATTAATTTAATTGCAGGACTAGACTTATATACCAAAGCACGCTATGAAGAGGAGGCAAGATTATACTCCTACGGTCAAAGGGTTTGGATAAGTAAGGAATTAAAGAAGACGAAAGACTGGGAGGAGAGCTGTTTAAGACTGTCTCATAAAGAAATGCTTAAATTAATTCATACTAAAAATATAAAGAAAACTGAAAGGACCATATATTAATGAGAGACCCTAAAGATAATGGAGTTTATCCATTGTTCCCAACTCCTGTTCTACAGGCAAATAAACTTTATAACCCTACTAAAAAAGAACTAAAGTTTATAATGGATCTAAAGAGACGTTCTAATACCGGGAATAATTATAGTTCTGTAAATGGTTATGTCTTAGAGTGTAAAGAATTAGCTAAGATGAAACAGGCTATGCTGGGGATGTTGCATAGTTATACGCATGAATTATTGAAAATAAAAGACCACACCAAATTTATGATTACTCAAAGCTGGTTTAATTATAACCCGCCAGGTAGTTTTCATCATCGACACTGGCACGCCAATAGTTTATTTTCAGGGACATATTATCTTACAGATAACAACCCTAAGATATTTTTTGATAAACCCCAGGCTATTACGGGCGGAGTTGAATACGAATTTAAAGAATTCGATATGATGAACTGTAGTGACTTTAGCATAGAGCCTTTTCAGTATGGTGCTTTATTCTTTCCTTCTTATTTACCTCATTCTGTAGAACCTAATCAGTCTAAACAGGAACGAGTATCCCTATCCTTCAATACTTTTATGAGAGGCTCTCTTGGAACGGATTTTAGAAAGACTCATTTAGTAATATGAAACATAAAGCCATACAAACCTATATGTTTTTATCCTCGATAAAGGATTATAAAAAACATAATAAAAAAATACTTAAGTATATGGAAGGGATGAAAGCCACTGTCCGTCAAACTTCTGAGGAACGAATTAGTCAATCAGATTGGAAAGTATCTAAAAAAGTTAAAAGAAAATATTTAGATTATTTTTATAAATTACTTCCCCCTCATATGGATGCCATATGTAAAAAATTAAAACTAACTGAATGGAATATAACCAATGGTTGGTTTCAAAAATATGAACCAGGAGATTATCATAGCTGGCACGTACACCCAGAGAGTAATTGGGCTAATGTTTATTACATACAAGACGGAGGACCACAAACAGAAACTCAATTATACGATCCCATTCTTAATCAGACCTATGCTATTCCAATGGAAGAGGGACAAGTATTAACCTTCCCTGCAAATATTATTCATCAGTCTCCTCTTAACAGAGGGGTTAAAACTAAAATCGTTATTTCTTTTAACTCTAACTTTTGGATC